GATTATCCTCAAAACTCATGATATTTTGTACAGATCTATCTAACATTTTTTTGATAAAATTAATCATACAATCTATTTATTGTTTTAAACAATAAGGTCTAAAATTGTTTGTAATTTACCTTTGATTGCTTTGTTGTTCAAGGTGTTTCTTAGACCCGCATGAAGATTCTTTGGCCAGTATTCAAAAGCACACCAGGCATAGGAGTTGTGTTCGTGATTAAGTTTTGGTAAAAACTCATCTGCTATGGCTATCACGAATGTATTAAAGAAAAATTTCTGATCGTTCGAGGTGAATAATTCCAAGGGTATGACTTTTTTGAATTGAGGTAATGCTCCGACTTCTTCCTCAATTTCTCTTTTTAACCCCTCAAAAACCATTTCATAAGATTTGGCTCTACCACCAACAAGTCCCCATTGTCCTTTGGTTTTACTATCGTTTCTTTGTAAAAATAAAAAACGTTTGGTGTTGACGGCATAAAATAATGCACCAGAACATACAATATTATCTTGCATAATTTATATTATAACACAATGGTCCACTTGCCGCCAAGATAAATTCCTTCATAACTTTTTACCCAAGCAATACCATTGAATTTGTATTGTATGCCTGTGTTTAGATTGGTAACATATTCAACTGTGGAATCAAAAGCAGAAGCGTCCCATACAATAGACCATCTATCTGTGGCACTATCATATTGTATGATATCATTAACCGAGGCGTTGAGACCACCTTTCCAATAATCGGTGCTGTCTCCGATCTCGTCTGTGATCAAATATCTTGTGCCATCTACCGGAGGATCTGTGGGATCAAAAGTTAATGGATTGATAATTTTGTTGACCGATGGTATTGTGTTAGCAGGAATAGTATCTGTGTCGATATTAAAAATCAAGATGGTATCATCTAAAGACGATGTAGATATAGTACCACACACCTCATTACCGTTTTCCTGAGTAAGTTTAATTTGTGTTATGCCATTTGTTATTTTTCCATATTGATTTAGCAAGACGTTCCAGTTAATTGCAGGACCAAATGTTGTAAAAGGATCTAACTCGTTTGCTCTTGCACCTGTATAAAATCCGTCGCCGCCTGATGATACGCTAGTACCTGTTGACCCAAGCAGACTCAATTGATTACCTCTCACCAATAGTTTAAAATTATTTGGGGTAATATAACTTTTTGTCAATAGTGTTCCGTCGATCAATCCTTTGTTGATTCCTCCGTTATCGTCATACATACTCATTATTATTTTTTGTACCACTCCTAATTTAGAAACTTTAACAGGAGGAGATAACCAAATTGGCATAGAAAATGTCATTTGTGCGACATCAATTTCTGATTCCGTTCCAACTGGAATTGTTCTGGATGAAAAAGTAGTATCAACTAATTCCACATAACTCAAACTGGTCCAATCGATATAGTTGTCAGATTTTTGTATTTCAAAATCTGGATTGAACAGATATAAAATCTGTTCCATTATCTGTAATTTCATATCTGTGTTTGTGGTAAAAATATCAGCCGCTACATTCAGTCTAAAAGGCGAAGGCATCGCTTTATGAACAGTATATCCTTGGCCTAAAGTAGAGGTATAATTTCCATCTGCACCGATATCTCTTTCTTGTAGATGTTGTTTTTCGATATGATAGGGATTCTGCATTCTTTCTCTGTCATATTCAAGTCCTGTGATGTACGCAGAAATTTTAGGTGCTGATACCAATGTATTTTCCGAATTGTTTTTTAGAATATTTGCAACCTGTCTGGTGATGTCTCCATAAGATACAGGTACCTGTCTTAAAATTTGATTTCCGGCACCATCTTTGCCCATGTCAATTGAAAAATTACTTAAAATTCTCACAAATTGAGTAAGAAATTTTCTTATCTGACCATCATAAAAATGTAACATCTTAATTGTCCGCCTGTGGTGTCAAAGCACCGGTTAAACTTTGATTTTGTTTGACTCTGTTGTTATAAAGCCTAACACTCCATAAACCACTGTAAGATATTTTTTCTTGTACACTGTTTATCACCGGAAGACTAATTTTAACTTTTGTTGTGCTTGTCGAATCTATGTAACTAGAAAGCATTGACGTATATGTTGCTGTGGCATAGGGAATTTCTAAACCTTCATATCTTAAAACAATATAATTGGCATTAGATGAATCAGAATCCCAGTCTATATTTGTATAAATTGCGGTGTCGTCTTTGAGTAAGTTGACAAAATCAGAACCAACTCCTCGATTGTATGTATAAGCAGTGTTGTTTGCAAAGGCAGTTTTAAATGTGTTCCTTGCATTATTATTTGTAGTTGTCATACGCACACTGTCTTCTACTTTCACCCATCTTGTACCATCAAATCTAAATAATCTGTTAGGCAAATAGTCCAAACGTAAACAATAATCACCTTTTGCTACATTTTCAACTGGAAATTTAATACCACTTGTCATTTCAAATCCATTAGGCGGAACACCGTCGCCATTATAATAAAATCCATAGTGTCCGGATGCTGGAGTATCAATAACTGCATTTGTTGTTTTATTGACATTGTTAACACTAGAAGAGGAATTGACGCTATCTGTTTTTATATTACCTCGTTCGTCTATCGGTGCAACATAATATTGTTTGTAGTTAAAGCCGGCCTTCGGAGCATCTGCCTCGGCCTGGGCGACCACCGCTTCATTGATTTCTAATTCTTTCTGATATGTACTCATGTATTTTGAGAGTTTGTTATCAGTACCTTCAACTTTCTTGTCAAGTATTTCTTTGTATTCTTGCGAATCAACAATGGTTTTCAATTTTAATCTCAATAGATGAGGCCACCAAGTTTGCGAAAATCCTTCAGCGGCTCTATTAACATCTTCAATAACGTAAAATCTTTTAAGTGCGATCGCTATTTGATCTGCATATGAGTTATTTTGAAGTGGGAAATCGTCCTTCATATGAGGTAATTCTATAACATCACCTGCCATTGGTTTTCTTCCAATTCGTTCCACAATATCGTTGAGATGCACAGTCATAAAAACAGTGTCGTTTTGTAGGAACATTCCAAATTGTGATAAGTTAAAATCAACGTCTTGCACATTGTAAATGCCTCTCACTATATAAACGTCTTCTGAATATTTTCTATTTCTATTTTCTAAAAATAGTAAGTCTTCAATATTGGTTTCACTCAAAACATCGTACTGTTTTACATCTGCAGTCGCATCGTTTTCTGTGGGATTTTTTGTACCTAGATATTTGTGTAGATATATGTCAGTACCTCCAACCGTAAACATTTCACGTATATTTCGGTCAAAAAACTTGTAATCGTTGCCTTTTTCTGGCTTGTATATAGATAGTCTCGGCATATCATACATATTTATTGTTTATTGACTCTACGGTAAATACGTATATGTCAGAACTACAAAACGGTCAACAAGAAATATTTGATTATGTCAAAACCTCATTAGGTGATGGCATGATTGAGGTGGAATTAGACCCAAAACACTATGAAATAGCACTCGAAAGAGCCATAAACAGGTATAGACAACGATCGTCAAATGCTGTGGAAGAATCTTATGCTTTTTTGACACTAAAAAAAGATCAAAACAAATATGTATTACCAGACGAAATTATTAATGTGAGACAGATCATGAGACGTTCGGTTGGATCTAGAACCGAGGGCGGTCAAGGTGGTACATTGTTCGAACCATTCAACCTTGCATACACAAACACATATCTTCTAAAGGCAGGAGCGGCCGGGGGACTTGCGACTTACTATGCCTTTGCGAGTTATCAAGAGTTAGTAGGAAAAATGTTTGGCTCATTTATTCAACATCATTATGATGTGGCAACAAAAACATTAACAATTACTCAAAGACCTAGAAACAACGACGAAACTGTTGCTCTGCACACAGATAATTATAGACCAGATATTACACTATTCAAAGATATCTATTCTAAACCATGGATTAGAGATTATACATTGGCAATATGCAAGACCATGCTCGGAGAAGCAAGAGGTAAATTTAATACTATCGCAGGTCCACAAGGCGGAACAACTTTAAACGGTGACGCACTTAAACAAGAAGGTGTTGCTGAAATGGAAAAATTAGATCAAGAAATAAACAATTATCAAGAAGGTGGCTCACCTTATAGTTTTGTCATAGGCTAATATTATCAGATAATTTCTTTGTATCAACAGTTAAATACATTCGAATATCAGGCAAAGAAAGGCACATAATTATGGCAAAAAATAAAAACTTTTCAAAACTATCATCATTGTCGTTCAGACAACTCAAACAACTTACTATTGGATTTGAAATCTTGTTAAAAGCAGGACCAAACTGGAAAATCACTCGTCATATGTTATCAGCAGTGACAGAAATAAAAAAAGAACTTGAAAAAAGAATAAAAAACTGTTAATATAGTT